CACCAAGCATCGTGGTGTTGGGTGGCACTCAAATCGTTTACCCCGACTGGCGGTCAGATGACCCGATGATTCGGCTCTACGCTGCGCAATATGTCATCCAGCGATACTTTGATTTGACGTACGGCGAAGCACGACCCATCGAATACACGATCACAGGCATTGCTGAGCAGCCAGATACGGATGATCTGCCACCAGACACGGTGTTCTAGACTGTGACCATGATTTCTGTCGGAGACATCCTCGAGCGTCCACGCAAATCAGGCGGTGTTGAGCGCGCTCTGGTTGAGAAGGTGCGCACGTCAGGCAACGTGCTGATCAACGGCTCGCAGGTAGCCGCAACCTCCGAGAACCCTGTGGTCACAGCCAGAATCGTGGTACTGGACGGCGAGTCGGTGCTCAAGACTCGAGCCACACGCACTTTCGTGCACAAAATGCACGGCGACGACCATGAGATGGGCGTTTATACGCTTGTTCCGCGCCAGAAGGCGATGTACGAGATGTATGAGGCCATCGTCGGGCAGATGGGCCAGTTCGATAAGGGTGTTGGTGGGAATGGTGCTCACTACGCGGACGGCACGGAGAACGTGTTCCTGTCGGAGGGGATGCAGTGCGCTAACTGCGTGTTTTACTGCGGTGGCCGAGCCTGCGAAGTTGTTGCTGGAGACATCGACCCGTTGGGCATCTGCAAACTGTGGATCATCGCCGAGCCTCTTCTCGGCCAGCAGGCTACGCCTGTGCTGATCTCTGAGCGCGAACTAGGGATTGAGAAGGCATCAAACTTCACTCCACCGCAAGCGGTGCGTGACGCCGCGCAACGGGCCGTCAAATGGATCGAGGAAGGGAAGGCTGGCGACGGCTTCACGGCGGTCGGTGCAGGCCGTGCGCGCGATCTCGCAGCAGGACGGGCAGTGTCGCTCGAGACCGTCAAGCGGATCTCCAACTTCCTGTCGCGCCACGAAGTTGACAAGAAGGCCGAAGGCTTCAGTCAAGGGGAGAACGGCTACCCCTCGGCAGGTCGTGTTGCTTGGGATGCATGGGGAGGTGATCCTGCGAAGAGTTGGGTGAGTGGAATCCTTGCCGATGTCCAAAAGGCCGCCAAACTGAAGGAAGGCCAGTTCGTTCGCTGGAACTCGTCAGGTGGCCCTGCGCAAGGCCGCATCGAGCACGTGATGGAAGAAGGCACGCTCGGCGTCCCGAACTCAAGGTTCAAGATTAACGCGCAGCCCGACGACCCTGCGGTGCTGATCCGCATCTATCAAGAGGGTGCGGACGGATGGGTGGAAACCCCAACCCTTGTCGGTCACAAGGCGTCGACGCTTCGTCGTATCGAGCCTCTGTCAAAAGCGACACGCCTCATCAAGCAGGCCACCGAGGAACGCTTCACTCTAGCCCCTTGGTATATTCCAGAAAAATACGATGCGCAGAACGAGTGGACGGACGCACGCGAACTTCAGAAAGCGTTGTGGGAATACGTTCAGTCTGGTGATCGCACCATCCGTTTGCAGCACAACAAGAATGTGCGCGCTGGCGAATGGGTGGAAGCAATGACGTTGCCGCACTCGTGGACGACCCCGATGACGAAAGCCAACGGCGCAACCACCGAGATCACATACCCTGCTGGAACCGTGCTTCTGGGCGTCATCTGGGACGACTGGGCGTGGGACATGGTCAAAAAAGGCGAGATCACGGGCTTCTCCATCGGTGGCTCAGCGGAACGCCTCGACCTCGAAATGCCCTAAAACCGCGCAACGACGCCACTAAACGGTAGTTGACTACGGCCCAGAAATGCCGTACCTTCTTCGAGACACATACGAGGAGGAGCAAGATGGCTTCACGGCAGCGATACGACGAAGAACAGGTTCTACGCGGTTTGGTATCCGCTTGGATACAACTTCGATCCCAACTCACGGCCACACCGAACGCCTGCATCCTTGCAGCCAACTTCGCTCGCCGAATCCTGCCACGCTTCTACGTCTCGACTTTCGTCCGACCTGTCGGCGTGATCGCCTTCAACCGTGAAGGATGGGAAGCGATCTGCTACGGGCAACCGTTAACGGGTGACGCGTGGAGCGTCGGATGCTCGAGCCGATTCACAACATCAGACTTCGCCTACGACGGTCATGTGGTGATCCAAACCTCAAACTGGTATCTCGACCTGACCGCAGAAGCCTTCGAGCGACCAGAGCACAACATCGTCATGGGTGGCCCTGTGCTGATCCCACTCGCCAAACTCGGTGTCATACCGAAGGATCATCGTCTGCACGAATTAACGCAAACGACACGCACATATTCAATCCCACTCAACACGGGCATCTACACATTCTTTGACGAACCGAACAACCTGAAGTTTCGTTCTGCACCCGACTGGCAAGTCGACTGGCATGATTTGCGAGGCGCGGAAGCAGAACAAATCATCAACGATCATCTGCGGAGCAACCAGTGAACAGAACCCAACGGCGATCAAGGAAACATGCGGTGAAAGAATTTGCGGCACTCGACAACGCGCTCCAGTCCGCAGACAACGCTGCCCGTATCTCGCTCAAAGACCCCACCAGCCCTGCTGAAAGCCGTTACACGGCGGCTTGGGCCGAGATTCCGATGTGTGACCGCAACAAGCCACTCTTGCGCATCTGTGACCGCTACAGGATCGGGATGCAGGGGATCGGGATGCGTGAAACAGGCTCGGTTCAGGCGCGCGTGTTCAAACCTCGAGCCGATTCACGGCTGTCACGCGAACTGTGGCGTCAAGCGTCAACGGAGCGTCGCATGGCTGCCGAGGTTGACTGGGCCACAGAGTTCGTTGCGTGCCTCCGCAGGTGGGAGTTCGTCGCGTCTGCTCACTGCCGTGTCGGCGATAACGGTTGACGGGTGGGCTACTATGGCGACTGAGATGAACCAAGACGCGATCTACAAGATGTTTGCGGCGTCCCCTGTCGGGAAGTCGATGTCGGCTGCTGATCTTGACGCGATGCGTCAAATGCTCGAGACGACCCCTGTCACACAGATCGGTGGCTGGTACGGGGAGCAGATTCGCAAGGCTGCCCGTCTCGCCAAAGGCGATTACGTTGGGCATCCGTTCCGAGGCAACCAATACACCGACGCATCAGGCGTGGGACGAGGCTCCTCAAGTGGGCCTTCCAGCCGTCGCAGCACCGCCGAGATTGACGCCATCAACGAGCGTCTGGCACGCACAGGCGACAAGCAGTTGATGATGGACGGGCTTCTCAGCAGTGCTCGAGCAGACGTTGACGCAGCGATGCGTGCAGGGAAAAACAACGTACCGTTGATTGACGGTCTTGCGCTGCTGGAAACCGCGAACCGTGCAGGCGTTAACACTCCAGAAGGCAAGCAGGCACTTCAACGCGCCTTCGACTGGCTCGAGAACGAGAACTATCACGGGCTTGCTGAAGGCGTCCATAACATCATGCAGGCCAGAGGCCCGAAGAACGGCTACATGGAATTTGAGCGGGATGCAAAAGACTTCGTGTCGTCGCAGATCGCGGAGACCGCACTCTTCGCGGAAACCGACCTGAAACGACAGATGGACGGCATCGACGGAATCATCGAGACATCAAAAGGCGCAATCGACAACGCCGACGTCAAAGCCGAAAGAAGCGAGAATTTTGAGAGCGAGGACGCCGCGAAAGATCGCAAGGACGCATCCGATGTGACTCGCGCTGAGACGCGACTCCAACGGCACGCGAAGGAAGTCAAATCAGTCTTGGAATCCCTGATCGTATACAGTCGGAATGGGCGCACCGATTCAAACGCTGGTGATATCGAGCGCGCCTACAAGAACCTGTTCAGTAAGGCCTCTCAACTTCAGATGCTTCGCTCTGAGATCATGCGCGATAGCGAATTTGAGCGCACCGCAAGCCGTCAAGGTTTTGCTGGCGGCAAGAGCGTCACTGGCAAGTACGGTTTGCTTCTCGGCAGCATTCGGCAGGCATTAGAGGCGATCAACGAAGTCCAGTCTGAGGTTGATAGTTCCAGCGAATCGATCCGTCAATCCGCCGAACAAATGTACGCAGACTCGAAGGGATAATAAAGTGGCCGAAGTTCGCAAGTGTTCATGTGGTGAAGGTAACCAGCAGGTGCTCGACACGCTGCGCTCCACCACGCTGGCCGAGATGCCTGTGGACGAATTCAACGAGATCGTCGACGACGTCAACAAGGCTGGCGGCATCCGCAACCTGTCAGGTTTGTCTCGGGTGCTGATCGAGAAGGCGTTGAACGATTTGCGTGCAGGTGTAGAGAAGGGCGACTACGAAGGTCATCCATTCCGAGGAAATCAGTGGACTGATTCGTCAGGTACTGGACGTGGCGGCGCAGGCGGTGGGCCAAAAGGTTCTAAGAATCAACGGGCTAGATATTTTGACAGTGCACCTGACCGCCCACAGACCGCTGGTGCTAGATATTTTGACAGTGCGCCCGACCGCCCACAGGCCGCTGGTGCTAAATATATCGACATGAAAGGGAATTCTCCTCGTCGCGCTGAGAGTGTGCAACAGGAACTGAATCGCCTGTCTAGAGAAGGCCTACAAAGTCAAATCGATGAACTGAAGATGTATATCGATGACCATAAGGGAATGGCTGAAGTTCTACGCGACCTCGGCAACGAGGATGGCGCACGACAAGCAGAAGCCAACGCTGCGAAAGCAGAGAAAGAGGTGCGCGGCCTAAAAGCGGAGATCGACAGGCGTCAAAAGCGATTCGAAATGGATCAAAAAACGGAGTCCGCTAAGACAAAAGTCACCGAGGACAACATTGATTCCAAATTGAAAGGCGATGACCTAAAGCAGTTCAAAGCGCAGGTCAAGGAAGCCGAGACTGCTGTCAAAGAATTCCGTAAAACTGTCGCAGATATACAAAAGCGCGTGGCCGCCGAAGGAGTTCGTGGCGTTGCTTCTATTCTTAAAGAAGCACTCAATGAGGCTCGGACGTTTGAGAAGTTGGTGCGCGACGCCAAAGCAGCACCAACCATTCGTCAAGCGGTACGAATGACGTCGTTAGGAACAAATGCTGGCGAAAACGCTAAGGGTGCGCTTCGAGAGGTTTTGGGGAAACTAAAGGGCGGCGAAAGCGATGCTGATACAGAAGCAATAAATGCTCTGCAAACTGCTGGCGACAAATATTTTGGTCTTTCGCCAGACCGATACAACCTTGATGATGCCTTTGATTTCATTGATAGTTGAGGCTTGCCAAGTCCTGAATCACGCGCTGGACAGTTCAACCGACGTTTAGTTGTCGGTCTTGTCTGGTCATCTACACTCAAGACAAATGGGTGCGCGCAAGATGGTGAAACTCAAGGTCGAAGAGACCTCTGGGGTCGATCATCCAGCGCATCTGGAAGAAGGTTGGATCGTCATGAAGTCAGCGAGCAAGGGAGCGAAAGTGGCCAAGCAGCCCAACATCGAGATCGAAGTCGGAGCAGAGGAAGAGGAGATGAACGAGGAAATGGAAACCGAGAAGGCCGCGTCTGAAGAGACTGATTTCGAGGCGATGTTCGCCAAGATGAAGGAAGAGCGCGACATGTACAAGGGCAAGTACGAGGACTTGATGAAGGAAATGTCGCCCGAGGACGATGAGGCCTCGATGGAAAAGGCGATGCCTGAGGCTGTCCGCGAAATGCTGAACAAGGCTCGCAACGAGGCCGAGGCGGCACGCACCGAACTCCGCAAGGAAGTTGAGCGTCGTCAGGATCGCGAGTATGTGGCAAAGGCTGCTGCTTGGGGCAACCTGTCGCTCAACGCCGAGGAAGTTGGCCCGATGCTTCGCAAGATGGCAGAGACCAACGGCGAACTCGTTGACGCTGTGATGGGCGCACTGTCGTCCGCTAACGCACAGGCAGAGGCCGCCAACATCTTTGCCGAACTCGGAACCGCGCATCGCCCAGATTCGGGTGACGCATTCAGTCGCATGACCAAGATGGCGAAGGCTGCCGTCGACGCAGGCGAACACAAGACGATTGAGCAGGCGATTTCCGCGCTGGTCGTATCAAACCCCGAACTCTACGACGCATACCGTCAAGAGAACCGCTAAACAAGGAGCGAAACCAACATGGCCTACGAAATTGCCAACCACGCAGTCCGCATCACGCTCGAGGCTGGTGAAGACCTCTCGGCGAAGCAGTACTACTTCGTGAAGATCTCGTCAGGGAAGGCTGTTGCTTGCGCTGCAGCGACCGACGCACCAATCGGCGTTCTCCAGAACGACCCTGCATCGGGCGAAGAAGCATCCATCGTCGTCGTCGGCGGCACGAAGATCGTGTCCTCGGCCAGCATCGCTGCAGGCATCAAGATCGGCACGAGCAGCGCAGGTAAGGCCGACGCAAAGGTCGCAGGAACCGACACCACCGAGTACACGGTCGGTCAGGTCATCCTCGGTGCTGGTGCGGATGGTGAAATCCTCACCGCAGTCGTCAACTGCGCGTCCCCGAACCGCGCGGCATAACCCGTCTAACAGGAAACAGGAGCAACAACCATGCCACAGCCCACCCAGAATCAAGTCCATGTTGACGCGATCCTGACCAACATCTCGGTCGCGTACCTGCAGAAGCAGGACAACTTCATCGCCAGCAAGGTGTTCCCAATCGTCCCTGTGTCGAAGCAGAGCGACAAGTTCTTCACCTACACGAAGAACGACTGGTTCCGTGACGAAGCGCAGCGTCGTGCTGATGCCACCGAGTCGGCAGGCGGAGGCTACAACCTCTCCACCGACACCTATCAGGCTGACGTGTACGCCTTCCACAAGGACATCGGCGACCAGACGCGTGCAAACGCTGACGCGCCGATCAACGTCGACCGTGAAGCCACCGAGTTCGTGACCTCGCGCATCGCGCTGAAGATGGAGACGCAGTTCGTGTCCTCGTTCTTCACGACGGGTGTGTGGGCAACCGATTCGACGCCGAGCAACCTCTGGTCGGACTACACCGCCAGCGATCCGCTCAACGACGTCGAGACGGGCAAGCGTGCAATCCTCTCGACCACTGGTTTCGAGCCAAACACGCTGGTCATCGGCTACGACGTGTTCAAGAGCCTCAAGAACCACCCAGACCTCGTCGACCGCATCAAGTACACGTCCGCACAGACGTTGACTGCTGATCTCATGGCCAGCCTGTTCGACATCGAGCGCGTGTTCGTTGCGAAGGCTGTGAAGGCCACCAACAACGAAGGCGCGACTGGCGCATACGACTTCACTCACGGCAAGAACGCCCTGTTGTGCTACTCCGCACCGTCTGCTGGTCTCCTCCAGCCTTCGGCTGGCTACGTCATGTCGTGGACTGGCGTGTCGGGCGGCCTCGGCGCAACTGTCGGCACGAGCCGTCTCCGCATGGAGCAGTACAAGGCCGACCGCATCGAAGCCGAAGTGGCCTTCGACATGAAGGTGATCGGCGCAGACCTCGGCTACTTCTTCTCCAGCGTTGTTGCCTAAGGCGGTAGTCAATGGCTAACCGACTCACTAAGGGCAAGGGGCTTTTCGGCTCTTTGCGCACCAGCGGCCCTGTTCGTGCTGCTCGCGTCTCCGAGACGAAGGCTGCGAACACGGTCGCGGATGGCGCGTCGATGGTGATCACGGCTGCACAGTTCTACACAGATGGAATTGTGTCCGCGACACCCACGACTGGTCGCAGCATTCAGGCTCCAACGGCGGCGTCGATTATCGCGCTGGCGAACGGATACACGACGGGTGACACTTTTGATTTCACGCTCATCAATCTGGCGGCGGCTACGCACGCTTTGACGTTGACTGTGAACACGGGTCTCACCATCGTGGGGTCTGCATCGGTTGCGGCGGCAACGAGCGGCACATTCTTGTGTCGTATTGCTTCGTCGACTACGGTGGTGTTGTACCGCAAGTAACTTCGGTTAGAGTGACCGAAGTGTCCGAATCGGAGGAACTATGGCTTACAGAGTGCTCAAGCCCATCCCGAATGGCGATGGCACATACCATCAAACTGGTGATCTTGTCGATGCTGGCGGCTGGCGCAATCTGCGTGCCCTGATCAGTGGTCGCTACCTTGTTGAGGTTGTGGAGGCCGTTGAGCCTGAGGTCAAGAAGGCGAAGTCGAAGCGAGTCGCTGCCGACGACGCCGAGTAAGGCTGAGGCGGCGGTAGTCGCATGGCGTGGACATACTCTGGTGATCCAGCAGGCTCTGCACGGGACAAGGTGCGTTTCCTCATTGGGGACACTGACACAACCAACCAGTTACTGAACGACGCAGAAATTGCGTTCCTGCTCGACCAGTGGAACAACAACGCTTACATCGCCGCTTCGGAGGCCTGTAACTCGCTGGCTGCGAAGTTCTCGGCAAAGAGCGACTATTCACGCTCGGTTGGTGATCTGTCTATCTCCACGCAGTACGGCCAGCAGGCCGACAGATACGCCTCGTTGGGTGGTCAGTTGCGTGCGCAGGCGACCGCATCCGCGCCTCCTTCGCCTACGTTCTACACGAACGATGCTGGAGATGTCGGTCATGCATCAAAGTTCTACATCGATATGGACGCCAACCTCGAATGATTCCAACCTCGATTGAACCAGCGTTCCTCGAGTTGATGCCTTCCACCGTGACGATTAACTCGGTGTCCTCAACGAACGAGTACGGGATTCGCACGTTCGGCTCGTCAACGACGGTGTCGTGTCGCATCCAGAAGTCCTCGAGGCTGGTGATCACAGAGGACGGGAAGCAGGTTCCAGAGGAAGGCCGCGTGTACTGCTATGGCACGGCGACAGTGACCGTGAACGACAAGTTGACGCTGCCCGATAACACAGTTGTGCCGATCTTGTCGGTGGAAACGAGGAATAACGAGGCAGGAGCGTTCGTTACAGTTATTTCATTTGGACGGGCATAATGGCCCGTAAAACACTGGTAAACGTGGAACTTGAGGGACTGCGCAAGTTCATTCAGAAGTTCAATTTGTCTGCGCAGCAAGTTCTTCCTGAGATGGGTGGAGCAATCTACGAAGAAGCCTCGGTTATCGCCGATGAAGCAGACATGCTTGTTCCGTATGACACGGGTGCGTTGGCCTTGTCGCAGATCGTGCACTCTCCTGCCTATCAAGGAAACCGTGTGTACGTCGACATCACATACGGTGGCCCTTCGGCTCGTTATGCTGAAGTGCAGCACGAAAACATGGAATTCAACCACCCGTCGCTCGCTTCAGGTCTCCCACCTAACGGTCGGCAGGCTAAATATCTAGAAGATCCGCTCATGGAGTCCGTCGACGGTGGCCGCCTAAGTCAAGTTTTGGCGTGGCGTATCGAGGCGCGTCTGCTCCGCAAGATGGGCTACTGATATGGCTCTTTTGGATGCGCTCGCCACACAACTCGTCGCCGATGGGGTAGGAACGCTCGGCACAACCATTTTCCTCGGCTACATGCCACCCACCCCTGACGCGGTTGTGGTGATCTACGAAGGACGCGGAAACGGCCCAGATCACGTGTTCGGCTCAAGCGTGTCAGGCATTGACCGTCCTCAGGTGCGTGTGCTGGTGCGTGCAGGACGCAACGATTACCCTGCGGCTCGAGCCAAAGTGGTTGCTGTTCGGAACAGTCTCGGATCAATCCAAAACGAAACCGTCTCGGGCGTGGCTTTCCTGTCGGTTCAGGCCACATCCGATTATTATCCTGTGCGTCTCGACGACAAGGAACGCGCCATGTTTGGGCTTGATTTCGTCGCATGGATCAACAACTAGTCGACCCCTACGGGCGGAACGCCTCCCAGAGCGACGAAAACCTGCGTTGTTGGCGTTGTAACAGGCTGCTCGCCCTGCTCGTCACAAGGCCGTATGTCATCGTGTGTGCGCGTTGTAAAGCGTCTAACAAGGGAACATAACGGGTCACGTTATGTCCTTTGTGCGGAAGTGGTTGCTGAAAGGCGTTCCTCATAGCCATGCTGTAGGCGGTCAAACAACAGAGGAGGAGACCATGTCAACACAAACCCCAGAAGCACCCATAATTGACAGCGAGGCGGCTATCGCCAATGCGCGACGCAAAGACATTCGCGCCCAAGCAGCCAGCACACAGTCCGAACTTGACAGTTTGGCAGCCGAACTGTACGCAGAACTCGGATCATGGGCGAAGGTTGCCGAGCAACTTGGCTACGCCAACGGTGCAGTAGCGCGACGCGCTGGTTTGCGCCACAGAGGCCGTATGGAGATCAACGACTAAGGCTCGGTCAAGCATCAAACTTGCTAGGGTGACTTAGCATCAGTGAATAGCGTCGACGCGGACACGGATTCCGCTTTATCTCAGGTGGCTGAATGGCACGCAAATTCTCGTTAAGTATCGGCATAGTTTTAGTCAGTTTGATAGGGACGGTGGCGTGGGCGTCGCCTCTCAAAGCACCAGACGCCCATGTCTATGCTGATCCTTTGGCAGCGCGAGCCAACCAGATCACAGCCGTCGAGGAGCGATCCGTGTCCGTGCCGTCGTCCTTCAGGAAGGGTGACTGCCGATGGATGAATATCCTTGCCCTCGAGGCAGGCTTCGAGCGCAGCGACCTTCCGACCCTTCGATTTCTCGCTCGACGCGAATCGGGCTGCTGCCCGAACGTGCGCGGAGGCGATGTGACGGATCAGGACTGCAATGTGCTGAAAGTCGTCGACTGGTCACATAGGTCAGACTCGGGCCTCCTTCAGATCAACGGAGTCCACTGGAAGAAAGACCACCCCGAATATCGGGGTCTGGTGTGCCGCGAAATGAGAGTGTGCTCTCAAGAACCCCTATTCGATCCGCTCACCAACCTGCGCGCAGCCAAACTGCTCTACGACGTCGCAGGATGGTCGCCTTGGGGATTGGACTAGACCCCTGTTGTGAACCGTACTGTTCGGCTGCTGATCTGGCAGACTGACCAGCCCTATGACTCACAACTCAACACACGCGGTTGATGCCGCCACTATCTGCGAAGCCATCCGACTCCTTCAACGCACTTGGGTAGGAAGAGGCGACGAGGAACGCCTATTTAATGTGATCGGCCAACTGCGCGGCAGTCTTGCAACCCCACTTGATAAAGGTGCTTCTCGGGTCGTGATACCATCGCGTTAAACGTGTCCAAGTGACCTCGGTGCTCCCAAGTGCCCATTGTGGTCGGGGCGTGTCGAGGCCGCTACGCGTCTGACATTGGGAGCAACATGGCAAAGTATCGAGTCACGACAGGATTGGATTACCCTCCGAACAAGCGCGCCGAGGCAGGCGACGTCGTGTCTGATTTGCCACCCAAGTCCATCAAGTGGCTGCGTGAGCAAGGTCTAATCGAGCAGGTTGACGGCGTTGAGGCTGCTGAACCTGTGACAGAGGAAGAGGAGGCCTGAGATGGCGTTTCTGCACGGCAAAGGCACACGCGTCCTGCACGGTGCTTACGACCTCACGACCTATCTGAACGAGGCCTCCGTCTCCCACGACGTTGAGGCGAATGAAACGACCACTTTCCAGTCGTCGGGATCGGCCAAAACCTATGTTGTCGGTCTCCGCGATGCGGCTGTCTCGGCGTCGGGCCTGTTTGACGGCTCATCGGACGCGATTGACCAAGTTCTGACGGCCTCAATTGGCTCGGATTCGCTTGCACCAATCACGATTGCTCCAGACGGTTTCACGGTTGGCAACGGTGTGGTGATCGCTCTCGCCAAAACGACTTCCTACGAGGTTTCATCGCCTGTCGCCGACGTTGTTTCTGTTTCTTACGACGCCCAAACCGATGGCGGTGCTGATCGTGCGGTGTCTTTGGCGGCGTTGGCGTCTGTCTCGAGCACAGGCAACGGAACATCGGTGGATAACTCGGCCTCGAGCACTGGTGGAGGGATCGCACAGGTTCACGTCACCGTTAATACTCGAAGCGCGGCCACAACACTCAAAGTGCAACACTCTGCCGACAACTCGACGTGGGCCGATCTGGCCACCTTTACTTCGGTGACGAGCACCCAAGTAACTTCGGAGCGCGTAGCGGTTTCTGGAACGGTCAACCGTTACCTGCGCGCCACACACACCATTGCCTCAGGCACTGGTGCGCTAACATATCAAGCATCGTTCGCAAGGCGATAAGGAGCACAAATCATGGCTTTCGTTCACGGAAAATCGGCAGCATTCAAGTTGGATGACTCGGGCGGCACGCTGCGTGACCTGTCCACGTACCTCGACGAAGTGTCGATGCCGCGCGACATTGAGACCGCTGAGACGACCACTTTCCAGTCGTCTGGCTCCGCCAAGACCTACATCACAGGCCTGACCGACGCCACGATCTCGATTTCGGGCAAGTTCGATGCAACCGCAGACGGCTACCTCGCAGGAGTCCTCGGGCAGGCGGCAACACTGTCTTTCGAGTATGGCCCGTCAGGAACCACCGCAGGCATGATCAAGTACTCGGGCGAGTGCATCATGACCTCGTATGAGGTTTCCTCGTCGGTCGGCGACGCTGTGTCGGCTTCCGCAGATTTCCAGATCACTGGAGCGATCACTCGCGGCACTTGGTCGTAACCTGTAGGCTGTAAGCCTCAACACAAGGAGAAGGCATGAGTCTCAAAGACAAGATTCTGAACATCAACGACGTCACCCGTGAGGTGGTGAAAATTGACGAGTGGGGTCTCGAGGTGGAGGTGCGCTCGATGACTGGCGCGGCTCGAGCAGCCATCGTTCAGGCAGGAGCAGTCGAAGGCAAAAGCCCAGACCTCAACAGGTTCACAGCCGACATTGTGGTGATGTGCACCTTCGATCCCGAGACTGGCGAACAGGTGTTTGATGAAACCGACGCTGCTTCCGTCATGGAAAAGAACGGGGCAGCCCTTGAAAAGATCGTCACCGTAGCGATGCGCCTGTCAGGTTTCGCAAAGGACGCGGTCGACGTCGTGGGAAAAGACTCTTAGTCAACCCTGAACGAAGGTTCCTGTTTGACCTCGCAGAGAACCTCGGAAGAACCGTTGAGGAACTGCTCTACGGCTCGCCTGCGCACCGACCTATCTCTGCTAATGAGATAATCGAATGGGCGGCAGTCTACAAACTGCGCGCCCACGACGCAGAAAAGGCGTCAAGACGCAGAGGCAGGTGATCTATGGCAACCGAGATGGAGGTAATCGCTCGAATAGCAGGCGACGCCTCTGGTGCGGTTGACGCGTTCCATCAAGCGTCTGGGGCTGCACAGGGCTTCCAAAAAGAGATCGACAAGATGAATGCGATGCTTGTCGGGCTTGGAGCAGCCATCGGCACTGCTGGCTACGCGATCACACGCTTCGGCAAGAACGCCTTTGATGAGGCTGCTCGAGTGTCCGAACTTGATGTGGCTATGACAGCCATCGGTCGGTCAACGGGTGTTGGTGCAGGCAAACTGAAAGAGGCTGCCGCCGCGATTAAGGCGAAGGGTATCGAGACTGCCGCCGCCCAGAAGATGGCCATCGAATACGCGCAAGGCGAATTAGATCTTGCTGATGCTGCGAAAATTGCGCGTGTCGCGCAGGACTTGGCGGTTATCTCACAAAAGAACTCGACAGATACAGCGTTGTTGTTGACTCGAGCCATCAAGACTGGTAACTCGCAGTTGCTGAAATCGGCTGGTGTGTCCCGTCAAGCGTCCGAGGCATACGAGATGTATGCAACGGAACTTGGCAAATCAACGACCGCTTTAACCGCATCTGAACGTCAACAGGCCATCGTTAACCTGATCATGGATGAGGGTGAGAAGGTTGCTGGCGTTTATGAGGCGGCGATGCAGGAGGCTGGCAAGGTTCTGCGTTCGTTCCCACGCTTGTTTAACGACATTCAGGTCGCTATCGGCGGTGCTTTAGTCAACGGTTTCGGGCCTTTGATCATGTCGGCCTACGACATGGTGAAAGCATTCTCAAAAGCGATCTCTGAAGGTGGTTCGCTTTACCCAGTTGTGCAGGCACTCGAGATGGTTGTCACGGAACTAGTCCAGCCGTTCGTTAATGCCTTCGACGCGATAACCCACTTCATCAAGGGTCTCAAACTGACGGAAGAACAAGTGCCTGCCATCGCCGAAACGATGCGGAAACTTCTGCCTGTCATAACTGCGGTGTCGGCAGGTTTGTCAGCGTTCGCAGGGAGAAGCCTGCTCGGGAACCTCCCCGTGATCGGCAGATTTGTTGGCGCATTAAATCCGATGGCCATCGCAATAACCACGCTGATCGCGCTTTCGCCGCGCCTGCGGTCATCATTCACTGGCTTGATGCAGCAAGCCCAGAAACTCATTCCACCCTTATTGAAGATCGCCAAAGCAATCGCGGAAGCAGGAGCCGAGTTCGTGGACGAGTTCATCATCCCGATGGCCACCACGCTGCTGAACCTGCTTGGGCCTGCTATTGACGCCATGTCTGGATTCTTGGATGCATTCAGCGGGTCGGCGGATCGAGCGCGAAACGTCACCGAAGCCCTCAAAACTGTTCTGGTTGTTTTGACAGGCGTTTATGTTGGTCTCAAGGTTGTGGCAGCAGCCCAACTTGCGATCACAAAAGCCCAAGCCATCTGGGATGGAATCCTCACTGTTGCAACCTTTGTGCTGATCGCCGCAACGGACGGCCTCGCAGCAGCATTCGCAGCCCTCGGCGTCGCAATTACATCAACAGGCATCGGCGCGCTGGTCATCGTCATCGGACTCGTTATCGCAGCACTGGTTGTCTGGTATCAGAAGTCGGTCTGGTTCCGCAACATGGTCAAGCAGGTATTTGAGGGTGTGGTGAACTTCTTTATTTGGGTCGTGAACAAAATCATCGAGTACATCAACATTTATCTTGGCATGGCAACTAAAATGATCAACGGCCTGATCAGTATTGCCAACAGGGTTCGTACCATCTTGGGCATGGAAAAGATCGACCCTATTGATCCATTGGCGATCAAAACCATCGGCTACCTGAACGTCGGCCTTGAGGAAACCGAGAACCGTGTTAACAGGCTCACGGGAGCGTTCTACAAACTGGTCAACGCCCAGAAACGGGAGAATCAGGCTCGGTTGGACGGCATGGGCTGGCTGGACGCGTGGAATGAAAAGGCCAAAGAACAGTCGCAAGGGCTTGGCGATGGGGCATCAAAGGCCGATGACCTTAAGAAGAAGATTGACGACCTGAAGCAAAAGACGCTCGAGTACGTCAAGGACGGCCTTGAGAACGCTCGGCAAGCCCTAAAAGAGCAGCAGAACGCGATGGAAGAATACGCCCAGAGCGTGTCCTCAACCGTTCGCGCACAACTCAATTTTGGCAACGCGATGTCGATGGTGATCCAGAAACGCAAAGAGGAAGCGGACGAGATCGCTCGTCAACAGGAAGCCCTCAACAACTATGCTGCGAGCATCTCAGGGGCCGTGAGCAAGGTTTTGTCGCTCTCTGGCGTGCTTGATGATCAGGCGAAGGCCGCCGACGCGCTGGCTAAAGCCCAAGCCGACGTCGCTAAAGCACAGGACGATTTCGCCGACGCAATCTTGCGAGGTGATCTTGAGGACATTGTGAAGGCTCAGGAAGCGTTCGCTAAAGCGACTCAAGAAGCCAACGCTGCACAGTCGCAGCAAATGACGTTCCTTCAGCGTCTCGCCAAACAAGCCGAATCGGCAATAGGGTTCGCCGACCGAATCAAGAAACTTGCTGCAGCAGGTCTTACTCAGGCTGCTCTTGATCAAGTAGTGCAGGCAGGCGCG